ACTGAGCGAGGGCCTCCTGTGCCTGCGTAGCTCTACGCTGTTCCTCCAGCGATTGGCCAAAGCGGGAAGAGACATCACTCAACTCCCTGCTCTGTAGGCGCTGTGCTTCCAGCCTGGCGGCCTCTTGCTCGGCCAAACTACGATCAAACTGAGAGCCTTGTTGCCCCAATCGTTCCCTCTCCAGTCCCAAGCCCTGACCAAACCTGTTGGATATGTCAGACAACTCCCTCGACTGTAGCCGCTGCTGTTCTACCCTGGCAGCCTCAGCCTCATTCAAGGCCCGCTGTCCCAGCGTAGACTGCCCGTCCAGTTCGCCCGTCAACTCGCCTGCCTGTAGCCGTTGCTGCGCCACGCGTGCCGCCTCAGCCTCTGATAACGCGTCACGGGAGACGTCCAGAGCGCCCCTGCCCAGTTCCTGCTCTAAGCCGAAACGCTCCTGTGCGCCTACGCGCTCACCGAAGAGGGTCTTGCCCTGCTCACGCTCCTGAAGGCTACGTGCTAAGTCTTCCTCCACACCCGCCTGCTGTATGTCTAAGGCCCTGGAGCCTAAGCCTAGCTCTGCCTCCAGACCCTGTCGCCGTAGACTCTGATCGCCTAGAGCCAAGCCCTGCTGACCCTCCAGTGCCTGAGCCCCTAAGGTCTGGGTGCCTCGCAGGTTTCCTGTAAGCTCACCCTCTCTCAAGCCCCTGTTGGCCTGGTTCTCCTGGAAGGCTATCGCCCTATCCAAGTTCCTACCACCCAACTGCGCACCCAAAGCGTCGACGTTGAGTCGGCCAAGGTTGGTCTGTCCAGCGAACTCACCCAAGACGTCAGCGGAAGCCCCGGCACTAGCACCACCGCCGATGACACCGAAGCGTTGGAGGTCTTCTACCAACTGGTTGCGCTCTTTGCCGACATTCTGCTCAAACTGAGCCCTTAGAAAGGCCGTCTCTGGGTCTTCGCCTGTCTGCCCTACGTCAGATAGAAGTCTTTGTTGTAGTGCCGCCTGCAGTGGGTCCTGTGCCGCCGCCACCTGCTGCTGACCGAACTGCGTACGCGCCTCTGGAGTAGTAAAGTCAAATGTCTGTGCGTTCTGGATCTCGGTAGCCTGCTGCGCCTCTGCCGGCCTCGGATCCTGTAGTCCTCGATCACCCTGAGCGAAGTCGGGCACGGGGCGAGGCAAGGCCCTGTCAGGCTCAAAGGCCGGTAGGCCAGTGATAGGGTCTATGTTGCCACGCTCTGGCTCAAAGCGCTCAGAAGGGGGTAGCGGAGGCGTCCCGTTAGTCGGTGGAGCCGTAGGAAGACCGGTAAAAGGGTCTACGCCCGGAGGCGCTGTCGGGGCGGGTTGCTGACCCGGAAACGGCTGCTGGGGCGTACCATTAACAGGAGATGCTCCGGGGAAAGGTTGCTGTGGTGTGCCGTTCCTCGGGTCCTGAAGGCCTCGGTCTCCCGGTGCTACAGGAGGGGTTCCATTAGGTTGGCCTGGTTGAGCGAAACTCGGTACTGGTCGTGGTGTAGGCTGAGCGAAGTCAGGTACAGGCCTCTCCGCTGGCTGAGCAAAGTCGGGTACAGGTCGTGGGCCAGAAGGCCTCTGAAGGTTCCTGTCAGGAGGTGTCTGGGTTCGAGGGTCTACTAGACCCCTATCCCCAAGGGCTGCGTCTATGGGACGCTGAAGGTTCCTATCACTGAAGGGCTGTATACCCCCACCCTGCATACCCGCCGGCAGAGGGCGGGGACCGGAACCAGAAGAAGCCGCGTTGTTGATCGCCGGTTGAGCGAAGCCCGGCACAGGTCTGCCCTGTTGCTGCTGCTCAAACATCCGCTGCCTTGCGGCCCTCTCCGCTGCTATCTGCGGGTCATTCTCAAAGGCCGCACTACGCTCTTCTGCGGACATACCCGCCGTTCGCTGGCGAAAGTCATTCAGTAGCGGATGCTCGTTTATCGACTCATTCCGAGCGAAATTGGGGACAGGCCGAACTTGGGGACGGTGGAGGTTGAACCTGTCACCACGGGCAGGCCTCTGCAGGTTCGCCCTATCACCCCGCTGCTGCATCAGATCCCGTGTCAGTCGCTGGCGGTCGTTAGGGGCGAAGGTGGCCTGCTTGACCTGAGCATTACCACCAGGATGCCTCAGGCGATTCCTGTCGCTCTGTCTGGGCCGCTGGAGATTAGCCCTGTCATTAGGAGGCGCCGCAGGCCTTCTGAGTCTGCTTCTGTCGCTGCTTATCGCTGCCATAGCTATACCGTTACCGCGTCTGTGCCGAAGCGGATGACCAGTTCATCACCCCTGTTACGTATCGGCGGGGACCTGCGGTTCCCCTGTTGACTGCCGTTCTGTTCAAAGGCCGATTCCAAGGCCCTGCTCATACGCTGGGACTCTCTGTCCGCCTGCTCTATGTCGCCCTCCTCTTCCAGATATAAGGAGGTAGCGTGGTGGGTGATGACATTCTCTACCACCCGAGGGATACCCAAAGCCCTCAGTTCGGTACCATCATCGCTGCTCGTCCACTCGTCTATGTCCGCCAGGTACCTTACCCGGATAGAAGTCGTAGAGTTAGCAGGGGTACGCCAGAGGCTTATCAGATACTCCCCCGTAGTCCCTACGTCTATACCACCGAGGTATACGGCCTCTATCGTCCCCGAGTCGTCCTGGTCCGGGTCTATCTGGTCATACATATCCGTGCCGATGATGTCCAGCGGACGGTTGTTCGTCACGTCCGTGAAGCTGAAGAAGCCAGTAACGTTAGTAGTAAAGGGGGTGTAGTCTCTTGTCCCCGACACCGTAGTAAACGTCGTAGTCTGGTCTAGCCACCACCAGTTGGCTAAGGGCTTGACCTCCGCCAGAGAGAAAGACAGATACCCTCTAGCAAAGTCCCTATGCTCTGTGGTGTCTACGTCCAGACCTACGCGCCGTATGACCAGGTCCATAGCCTCACTGAGTAACATCTATGCCTCCTGTAGACCCCCACCATCAGATACGAGAGCGACCTCACTCAAGCCTTCCGTATTCGCCGGCAGTTGCGCGTTGAGAGAGTCTTCCGCGACGATGTCGAAGCGCACCTTACCGTCCAGCTTCTGACCGGTGATCGCTTTGTCGAGCCACTCCTTGTACCTCATCGACTTGATCGGATTACCATGACGGTCCTTCAGCGCCCCCTCATGCATCAACGCCCCCTCTGGCGTGTTGACGTCGTCAACGTGGTTGGTACAACGTCCCGAAGGCGCTACATACATAGGGATATAACCCGGAGGCTTGGGGCAGAAGTCGTTGCCGTGACGTACCTCTACACCACCATAGACCTTCAGCGCCGCCTCATCGTCGTAGTTGCGTACCCACTCACCCAGCGGCAGTCCCGGCAGGGGCGGGAGACCGATGGCCTTTCTCACCTCTGGATCCTGGAGTTGCTTCAGAAAGGCGTCCTTCTCCTCATCACCTGTCGTAGGTGTCTTGTCCTCCTCCAAAGGCTCCGGTATAGACTCCTGAAGCTCTTTGACCGCCTGGGGGTCTACCTCACCCTTCTGTGCACCCTTCGCCTGACCCATAGCGTCAAAGTTGGGATCCTTCTCTATCGTCGTATTCTTAGCCATCATATCTCCTAGGGTTTAATGATCCGGGCAAGACGTATGCCCTTAAACTGCTCTCGCCACGTAAGGGCCATGCCCGCCACCTTAGCCCACTGCCGCAAGTCAGGGAAGTCACAGTCCCTGACACGCTTTCTCGTTCCGTTGTTCAAGAGGGTAGCCACCAGCATCTGCCCGCCGCCCCTGAGGTGTTCTGACGCCTTGCTGACGATCTCCTGAGGGTCGCGCACATGCTCCAGCAACTCACCACACAAGACGTAGTCAAAGCGTTCTTCCGAGGAGAAGTCTTCCACCAGACAGTGGTGCATCTCCATGCGCTCGATCATGTCCGCCGGTACACGGGTAGCCTCGGCCTCGAAGACGTCGATACACTCCCTCGCCGGCTCTATGCCCACCACCCTGTGTTCTCTGTAGGAATACCATAATAGGTTGCCGCCCGTAGAAGCCCCCATATCGAGTATGGAGGTGTAGGGCTTTATGCCGAAGATCTCCCAGTAGTAGCGATGACCTACCCACTGGTTGCGAGGCAAAGAGGCCTGGTGGTCCACGAAGTCCTGGTAGGCCTCTTTGGTGAAGAGATGATCCATGAAGTGTCGGGAAGAGGCGTCCCCCTTCCCGACCTCCTTTAGTTGTCCTTACCGTCAGAGACGGAGGGACGGTGCATCTCTACATCCGCGATGCCGCCAGAGACGGCGCTGGCACCTTTCATGCCCTGGATGTAGTCGCCAGCCACGTCGGCATCATCAATAGAGCCGGCGGTAGCCGTCAGGTAGCAGTCGGCATTGTCAGCGAAGCCGGTGAGCGCGAGCGCCACACCCTTACCGCTGATCTGATACCAACCGTTCTCCGATGCCACCGTAGCCGCCATGGCCGTAGCGATAGGACCTACGTCGTCGGCGACAGCCAACTTCGTAGACCAGTCGTCGGCGTTGTATACGACCACCTCACCGACCGCCGTTGAGGCCAGCCCCTGGAGGTAGATGAACTCGCCTACACCGCGATCATCGGAACCAACGTCTACCGCCAGAGCGATCATCCCCAGAGGGGCCTCTTTGTCGGTAGAGTTCTCGTTGATATCCTGATCACAGGTATAAGCACCTATGAACTGATAGTCTCCTGCCATGATCAATCACCTTAGTTCCTTTCTACCTCTATGGGCAGAGTTAAGGGGTCCATTGGCTTGGTCCCCGAAAGGTTCCTACGCGCCTGTAAGAGCGGTAGAGACAGCCAGCCTACGCCGGTTGTCGGTGGTCTGCTGTACCCCGGCGACCTTGTAAGCCAACTGCGCCAACTGGCCGTTTGACTGCAGAGTCACGAAGGGTGTGGTGGTGAAGTTAGCCTGACGCAGCACATTGAGCTTCAGGTGCCTCTTGTCGATGTAGTAGCAATGCAAGGCCGCCACGTCGTTGTCAGCGATGAGGGTACTATCATAAAAGGGCGGGTTCATCTGTCCGCCGATACCACGGGCATTCTGTGTCGTGGTACGAGCGTAGCCCTGTGACGACAGCGCCTCCCGGTAAGCCCGGACGATGCTGTAGGTGGTGACGATGTGAGAGACACGGCCACCCTGGATACGTACCAGGTCGATGACGTCGTTCCAGTGGTCGATACCGTTGAAGATGTTGGTAACGGTCTGGGTGGTAAACGTCACGGCGCTGGTAGACCGCTGGCATTCCCAGGCGGTGGTGGTAGCGGAGTTGATGCCTCCGATAGTAGCCCCCGCCGCGTCGGCCATGAGGTCCTGCGTCCCCAGCATCGTCTTGCCGGCCTGTGCACCCAGCGCGTCTTCGTTGATCGCCTTGACCAGCGAAGAGGTAGCATTGGTGTCCAGATACGACAGTTCGTCAAAGACCTGCTCCGGTCCTGAGTTCTCCCAGTCTTCCGTGTCCGAGAGGATAATCGGTACCGCGTAGTAACGCCGCTTGTAGTGGGCGCTCTCCACGGGGTCTATCGGGCTCTTCGGCAACACATCGTAGGTGTCAAAGGCTGTGGCCGATCCACCGCTGGTGGCGACGCGAGTACTTATCTCTTTGCCGCCACGGTCGGTCATCTTCAGTCCGGCCTGTCGGAGGAGGTCTGTATAAGCATACTCCTCAAAGAAACCGTCCTGTACTTCAGGTCGTATTGTCCGCCTTGTCGCGGACCACCTGGTATTCCATACTTCTGAGGTTGTCTGTGGCATGGTTATGCTCCGCTATTTAGTTACATGGTTTCAGCGATAGCTGAGATCGCCTCTTGCGGAGACAAGGACCCTTCCTGGGGCGTCTGTGCTGTGTTGCTCTGCGTCCTGACCTTCTTCTTCGCCGCCTTGCGGTGGCCGTTCTGCTTGGTCACCGCCTCCTCCTGAGCCTTCGCCGGCAGGCCATGAGCCATGGCGACAATCTCTGGGATGGTGTAGGGTTTTTGGGTCAACGGGTTGGGCTTACCCCACAACGCCCGTATATGGTCCCCAGCGGCATCGGTCTTCTCCGCACCGTAAGCCTCGTCCGAAGCCTTCAACTCCTCGTTGATAGCCTTAGACTGGGCCTCTGTCTGTGCGGCGGTCATCTGCTGTGTAGACGCCTGTGTCTGCTCTACGACAGGCTGGAGGGTAGCCACAGCCCATTTCAGTTGCTGCAGTTCCGCCTTAAGCGTCGTGTTCTCCTGCTGTACCCCTTGAATGACGGAGAGGCCTATGCGGTCCTCTTGTGTCAGGTCAGGGTTCTGTAGAGCGCGGCCTATAAGGTCATCCGATTCGGGCTTCAGCGCCGTAATGAGTTCCTTCTGTTGGTTCAGTTGCTCCTGCATCTGAGCCTGAGAAGTCTCAATACGCTGCTGATACTCCGCCTCCAACTGACGACGCTGGTCGGCCAGGTCCTGTGTCTTCCGTGTGTAGTCTGCTAACCGTAGACCCCCTTCTGGGCTGTCGGCAGAGTTGGGGTCAACTGTCTCTGTGCTTTCTGGCTGTTCTCCGTCGTCCGAAGAGACCTCGCTCTGGTTGTCCTCTGCCTCAAAGTCCGGGTTAGCGAACTCACTGACAGGGGCCTCGGCAGGCTGTTCCTCAGTGGCGGGAGAATCCGTCAGCAATCCTTCTGACATGATCTATTCTCCAAATGGGCTATAGGTTTCCATCATGGGCCTGTTGATAGACCCCTCGTGTGTCCTGCTCATATCTACGTCGCTACGGGCGTACATCTTCTGTCTCAGTTCCTCCACCGTGTCCGCCTCGATGACCTCTACGTTTGGATCGCGCTCTGTCCGTGGCGCGTTCTCTCTGTTGTAGATGTCTTCCTCTATCTCTTCTTTGGTCTCTGGCGGCAACTCCACCCACCCCCGCTCCTTCAGCAGTTGCTGCTTGTGTTCGTAGGACTCTATGACCATACCGAACTGAGGGTCAAACTCACCATACTTACGGCCCGAATGAGAGCGGTGGATCTGGTTGCCCTTCGTACTAGCCCACGTAGCCTCCCCACCACAACTGCAGGTAGTAGAAGTAGGTCTGGGTGGTTCGTAGAGATGGTCGAAGACCTTAGCGCAGGTACCGCACTCGAACGTCCATGTAGCAATCACGACAGGGTAGCCTTTAGGGCGCCTATCTGTGCCGCCGTCAGGATGTAGACCGTAGTGTCGGACTGGTTGGCCTCTCTTGCGCCCTCGAGAATGGCTAGACCAGGATGCTCAACCTTTGCGGGTGCTTCCTCAACTATTGCGGGTTTATCCTCAACCTTTGCGGCCTTCTTCTTCGCTGGGGCCTTTTTGGCCGGTGCCTTCTTTCTAAGCATTATTGTCCTCCTATATCCGCTACGTCGTTCTGTACTTCCTGCGACAGTAGTTGAGCGTTCTGGTTGACACGACTGTTAAGGCCCAGGATCGGTGCGGAGACCTCGTTGGGACTCGTAGCACCCGATATAGCCGCCTGCTTCTCCGCCTCATGAGCGGCCATGTGCTGCTGGAACAACTGGTCGATACCCTGTACCCACTGCTGAGAGTCTAATGACCCCTGTTGAGCGGCCTGGAACTGAGCTACGTAGGTAGGATCTTCCTGATACTGGGGATGACCCTGGAGGTGGGCATCGTGGTCCTGGCCCGGTACGACGCCTGGATCCTGGCCTGTGGTGAGGATCATGTTGTTCTCGAGGAAGATAGCCTGCTGGGCCTCCTCGTTGACGTCCGGGTTCAGCACCGCCTCTGGATCGGCTATCTCGTAGGTAGATGTAAGGAACTTAGCGAGGGCTTCGTTGTTGAATTCCGGTAGACCGTAAGCCCTGTCGAAGAACTCGAGCGCTTTGCCCATCTCCAACTGTTCGAAGAGGGGTCTTGTAGATCCGGCCTGTACCGCTACGCGGAAGTTCCAGTGGAAGTCGGCGTTTCTCAGAGCTCTGGAAAGTTGCTGCTCCTGATTCCCGGCGACGTTGACCTTGAAGAACTCCGGCTCATACCTCGGATCGCCCATGATCTGGAAGGCGTTACGGACGATCTGCTCATAGGCGAAGCCTACTCTCGCTTCCATCCACTCTCTGAGCATAGAAGAGGCGGCAGCTACAAGACCGGCCTCTGTCGCCGTCTTCTCGGACGAGTCGCCCTGACCGCCAATCTCTGATATAGCCGAAATCTTCTGGATGTACATATTGGCGCGGTCTTCAAGGCCATACTGTTCCGCCGGCACCGAGCCATACTGGAGTTCTTTGAAGTTGTTGATGTCCACGACGTAGTGGAGTTCGCCATCATCGCCTCTACGTATGTCATCCGCCAGATTGGGATTCTTGGACTGCTCCCCCTTATTGACCAAAAGCTGACGCGCTGTACGCTTGAGGACGGCGCTCTGTCTAGAGACGGACTCTATGACGATGTCTTGAAGATCTTTGAGATACTCCATCCTCGACGTCGGGTTGTAGCTGTCATACGAGTGGTCAAACTTGAGGGGGACGAAGGGGAAGCCCTGCTCTACCAAGAACCCTGAGCCTTCCTCGCCCTCCTCGAGGTTGAAGACCGGCTGACCCTCCTCATCGAACTGAGGCTCGGGAGGATCTGTAAACGGGTTCATGACCTGAGGGAAGTCCATATTAGCGAAGGGATGAGGTATGTCCTGGATCTCTTCCTTGACACCTTCCGCGAACATGATCTGGCGCTTGTTCATGCGGTCATGGATGCGGCGGACTTTGACATTCTCACCGTTGAGGACCGACTGTCTCAAGGCTTCCTGCTGGGCCGTGTCGCCCCGTGCCTGCATGGAGTCACCAAAACCCAACTCGTCGTTCTCGTCTACCTGAGTGGCTTTGATCTCCCGCTTATGCTCTATGTCCGGGTCGTCCTTCAACTGCTTCAGCGGCACCCACATGGTCTCTATGATGTAACGGGCATGGCCGAGGATGTGGGGCGGACATTGAGGATCTACGTATACCATCGCCGGATCTACTCTGTTGACGGCCACAAGGTCTTCGGCCATAGAGTCGTTAGCGATGTAGGGGGCTATCATGTCGTCGCCGGGAGGGTTGTAGTCCATG